AACTTGGACCGGTCGGATGGACCGGCTAGTTAGCGTAGGGTGGTGGCTCCGCAAGCAAACTTCTATCTATGTTGTAGATGTTCCAAGCGGTTGGAACAAGGTGAAGTTGTGGCCCTACCCGGAAGGAAGTGAACCGGTCAAATATGTAAAGGATAGGCTCAAGCTTGAACAAAATTACATGAACTATTCGTTACATGAGATTGAGCATCGATATCATTTAAGCAACGAGGAGTATGATGATTTCATATGTAATTCAGTTGTTCTATTAGACCTTTGGGATACAAGTGCAAACAATACGATCCTAGAATGTATCCAACGGGAGGTGCCAATTGTAGTGCGTGACCATCCGGCCGTGCGAGAATACTTAGGAGAAGACTATCCACTATTATTCAATGACCTATCAGATGTGTATTACTTATTAAGCTCAAGCTACTTGGAGCAAGCCTCGTTACATCTGAAAGCAGTTAAAGAGTCTAATAAATTTACCCTATCCTCGTTTGTTAAAAATTTAACTAACTCTGAAATCTATAAGTCGTTATGAACAATCATTGTGTATTCCCGGAAATCTCAGTTGTATTCGTACACATCCCGAAAACTGCGGGTACATCCATGCGAGCATTCCTTTATCAGATAACTCAATCTTGGACTCCCGAACACAAGGGCAACCCCCATGCTACCGCTAGTGAGTTAAAAAAAGAACACCCAAACCAATGGGATAGTTTCTTAAAACTAGCACTAATGCGAGACCCGGTAGAACGCTTTGCTTCAGCTTACCACTATTTTAAGAGGTTAAAGAAACTTTGGGATGAAGGTAACGAGGTTGGTCATATTAGTGACTACAAGACCGGTCAAAAAATTGGGGACGCAACGCTAGGCGATTTGATTAACAACATGGATATCCTTGAGGGATATACCCTACACTTTAGACCCCAAGTTAATTTTTTAGATGAGAAACTGAATTGGGTGTCCACGGATATACCGGCAACGGTGAAACGAATTGAGGACCATGTAGGCGAAAAGATTATGCTTGGGGGTGATAAAATAGTTTTCCCACATAAAAATACTAATAATCAAGAGTACGAGGTCAGCGATGAGGACTCAAAAAAAATCCAAGAGTACTATGCTGAAGACTATGAATACATCAATAAATGCATTCATCAGAAATGATAAGAGCTACATAGCAAGAAGCGGTTTTATATTTCCGCAAGCTAAAGAAGCAGTATCTAAATGGGACTCATTGTTTAATATCCCATACTACGAGTTTAGAAAAAAACTGCGTAAGATTTCGGTATCTATCTTAAAGGAACAATGCTTTGATCAAATTTATTTATGTTTAGATTGGGGCAGAGTTTGGAACTTTGAGAAGTACGGCAATCAGATTTATGTCCCGATGGACGATGATGATATTTTTATTTTAACTGAAGAAGATAGAGAAATAATTTTAAAAGATTTAAAGGAGCATAACGCCGTAGTCGTAACGATGTACGATGGTCAAACCGGATATGAACCAAAGTCAGAATCATTTGGGTATATCCCACAAATTAACCAAGGTGGTAGGTATCAATGTTTATCTAATAATTTAATTTATAAACACGACTTTGAAATAATCGATTGCGAAGAGATTCCATTCTACCACAACCGACATATAAAACGGTTAAAGATTTCTGAAAGGAAAGATTTAAAAACAAGCTTACATTTTTTACATCCTTGCTCGGTGTCGATGATCACGGGCACACAATCCGGAGTTTCTTACCCAAGGTCTGATGATGAAATAGTAAGGTCGGTAGAGAAATTTAAAAAACAACAAGACTTATCCGGCGTACCCAAGCGGTTCTATAACTACATAGATATATTCTTGGACTTGTACAATAAACTAACCACGAAATGAGTAAACAACTAGAGAAAAAAATATCTGACCAACAAAAGGTTATCGATGAATTGTTAGTGGTAATAGACACCGCTCAGTCAGCCATTCGTAGAGCAGAATCCACGATTAAAGATGAAGGTGATCATAAGTATGTAATTAATCAATCCGCAAAATGGGTCCTTTCATTTAAATATAACTCAGGTCAATTAGATGACCAAGAGATGCAGATTAGGGCTCAGACTATATGAAATACTTACCGGTAATCCTGTTGCTCACTTCATGCTCGATCAAACAATGGTACCCAACCATTGGGGCCGGTGTAGGTGGGGGCACGGGATCGTTACTTGGTCCGGGTGGGGCCGTTGCCGGTAGTGTGGCCGGGACCCTTGCCGGGGAGGTGGCCAAAGGTAACGCTCAGATTAAGGAGCAAGCCGACACGATCCGTGCGTTAAGCCATGGAGATGTAGAGGAATTGGTAGCTCAAGGGATGGCCCAACATAAGACCGGCTTCGATGAATTTACGGGATATGTAAAACGCATTCTAATGTTCGCCGGTATTTTGCTAGGGTGTTATTTGGCCATACCAATTTTCGTGGCTAAAAGATGTTCAAAAAATGAAATACAAAAAGGATTAACAAGAGCACCCTTCCGACCAAGTGATACTAAATGAATAACTTAAAGTTACTTAAAGAAAAATACGGAACCCTGTCCAAAGCGGGTAAAGCCTTTGTGTGGGTAGCGATCACCTTGGTACTATTAGTAGTGATAGGAGGTTGTAAATGATTGACCGTGTTTCAATCGCCGGATGGGGCGGGACATTTGCAAGCTTTGGTTTAGGTAGCCTCCATGAGTGGGTGGGAATCATAGCGGGTTCATTAACAATAGTATATATGTTGGTAAAAATATATAAAAATTTAAAGGGGGGAAAAGATGGCTGACCGAAAGATATCGCAACTAGCACCACTTTCAACTGCTCGCGGTGAAGACCTCATCCCCATTGTAGATGACTCCGAGGGAGTCACAAAAAAGATACAAGTAGAAGATTTACTAGTAGATCAAATAACTTCAGCGGAACGCACTAAACTTACCGGGATCGCTGAAGGGGCTACCGCTAATCAGACGGATGCTTACTTACTTAATCGTGCAAACCAAACCGGTACACAACCACTATCTACAATAAGTGATGCGGGAACCTCTGCTTCGTTGGATGTCCCTAGCACGGGTAATGCTAGTGCAACGGAAGTCGTAAAGGGTAACGATTCACGGTTAACAAATGCAAGGACACCAACTTCCCACACGCACACGGCTTCTCAAATATCGGACTTCAGTAGTGCGGTAAGTACAGAGATTACAAACAATGCGGGAGCGGGCCACGGCACGGGAACGGTTACTGAGCACAATGATGTTTCAAGTGCGGGGAGTGGGCAGATCATTACCTCGGCCGAACGCACTAAACTTTCCGGTATTGCAACCGGTGCGACTGCTAACTCTTCTGATGCTAGTTTAAAGAACCGTGCTAACCACACAGGTACGCAGACACTTTCCACAATTTCAGATGCAGGGACTTCAGCCTCCTTAGATGTAGGGACCGGAGCCGGAGATGTAATTCAGTTAACGCCAACAGGGACCCACGCCGGTAAGTTGCCGGCGGTTGACGGTAGTCGATTAACTAACATTGCTTTAATTTTAAGCTCATGACTAGGTACGCCAACTATGGTCGGTTAGATGACCCCATGCGTGAGGATGGGGATACCGCTTTCGTTGGTTTAAATAGTAGGGAAGAACCAAGCCGTCTGCAACCGGGGCAAGTGTCGGATGCGAAGAATGTTCGCATGGAAGATGGTAAGGCTACTACTCGGTTAGGTTATACGACTGAGATAGACTTTGGTGGTTATAACTTAGCTACCGAAGCTAGGGACTTACTGACAACGGAAGATGGAGATTACTTTGCCGTAGACGATAGCCAAGTAGTACCGACTTTCTCGGCAAGTTATTTTGGTGGAATCGGATTGTCAGACCGTAATCAAATTATGTTGGTTCGCTCAGACGATTTATTGTTTTGGGATGGAGAAACTTATACGGAAAAACCATTTGAAACTTTATATACTTTTGATCCGATATTGCCAATAAATTTAGATTTTATACTTGGTCAAAACACAGAACTAGAACAAGCGATTACCGGAGAAAATGTAGAAGCGGTACAATATAATAATCAGTTGATTTTATTCTCAGGCATGGGACCGGTACTATCGGTGAACTTAGATTTTTTCCTCAGCCAAGATGTACAGAAATGGAACGGGAATATAGACGATGCGATAGAGGCGGACCCGAACATACCTAACGGAGACTTTGCGGTGGTGTCCGGTAACAGGTTAGCCGTTAAAACGGATCACGACACGGTTAGTTTTTCGGACATCGCAAACGAATCTAACTTTGATGTATTAAATAAATTTTTTATCGGGGCGGGAGACGGAGATAATATATCGGGGTTAGCCCCAATTCCTGAGTCGGCCCTGTTAGTCTTTAAGAAAAGATCGGTTTGGGCGATAGCCGGGTTGAATAACATCACTTCTGCATTCGTAACTCAGATAAGTAAACAAACCGGTTGTGTCTCTCGCCACTCGATTCAAACGGTTGGCTCCTCTGTTTTCTTTTTAGGGGACGGTGGAGTTTATGCGATGGATGTCGGCTTAGATGCTAGTAATGCAAAAGGAGTTTTAACTAGGTTTGCATTACAAGACCGGCCACTATCTGAACCGATCAATGATCAAATACTAAGCGAGAACTTACGCACGGCGGAGACAACTTGCCGTAGTATGTTTTTTGATAATCGGTATTACCTAAGTTTTGTAGATGATACCTCTAGCAGAGTATATATATTTAACACAATCTTAGGGGCTTGGGAAAGTAGAGATGAATACGATTTTGTTATACGAGACTTCGTTCGAGCAAAGTTAAAAACTGATTCAAAGGAAAGGTTATTTTGTATTACGAAGGAAGGGCAATTATTTAAATTAGACGATGGTTTTACCGACAACGGTTCAGATATAAATTGGTCTTTAACTACTCGGGCTTATGATAATAAAAACCTAGAAATTAAAAATTTCAGACGGGGCTATGTTAAGATGGAAAGCTTGGATGCGACCGGTACCTCTCAAGTCTCTCTTAATCTAACCGACCCCGATAATAGCTACGCAGTACCTGTAGAACGCCCCGAGAATGAGGGATATATCCGTAGGTTCTCAATTGGTAGGCGTGGCAACTCACTTAGTTTTACTTTCTCCGGCCAAGGCAGAGATGCGGTCAAGCATTGTCGTGCCGAGTTTATTGAAAATAACCACAACTTAATGAAAACCTATAAATAGTCATGGCCTTATCACAATCAAACAATCACAAATTTCAATCAGGTGAGTTAGTCACCTCTACTAAACTCAATAATGTCAAAGTAGTCCAAACTGATACGGAGTCTAATAACGATGGTTTCCTCGGTTCGGAAGGACAACTTACCTACGACACCACCAACGACAAGCTTAGAGTCCACGATGGTCAAAACGCCGGAGGGGCCCCACTCGTAAAGGGTCCCGTCCAATCCGCTGACATTGCATCAGGTGCAATCACTTCTACTCAACTAGCGACCGATGCAGTTACTTCCGCAAAGATCGCAGACAATGCGGTGACATCTGATGCTATCGCAGACAATGCCGTTGATACAGCTAAAATCGCAGATGGTGCAGTTTCGACTACCCAACTACAAGAGTCAGGAGAGGGGGCAATTTCTATCCAACAGATTGTACCTAAAACCGTTGTTATCCATGTCGGTAACTATTATTACCAAGGCACTAAGTATTGGGCGTCTGACTTGTACAACTACAATTCAAGTACCGACACATACGAAGCAAGGACTTCTATAAGCCGAGACTTCACCGCAGGAACATCCGTTGGAGCAAAAGCATGGGGATCATTACACTATGATTTAAAAGAGGCGGTAGTTATTGAACCATTTGCCACATACATCGCAGGGATGCGTTATGTTCTACAAAACCACGGAGTAGGTGCGAATGTTACCGTTATCTTTCATGGTCATGTTTGTGCGTATGGCACTTATGATTTAATCAATACAACAAACGCTCCTTTCTACAAAGATGTAAACAACTTTGAGAACTTTGCGAAAATCTCTCTACAAGGAGGCGCGCCACCCGATTATTCTAATAATTCAGCAGACTATCAGGTGATCCAAAGTAATGGAGCGACTCCTGCAAGAATCGATCACGATAATTCAGTAAGACACGCAACAGGTGTTCAAGGTAGGAATCTAGCTTATTGGTATCGTGGCCCGATAATGAATGTAGTTGGTACTAACCAAGTATTCACTTCTAACACATCTGCCTCTATTGAGGTAAGATACGGGATCGGCATAAACCACAACCTAGCTAATAACCGAATGGCATCCGCAGGGAGTGTAAGCTGGTTCAACCCATACAATATGCTTGAAAATACGATTGCTTACTTCTCGTCAGGGTCAGGCAATCCAAATGAGTTTTATTTCCAAAATGCGGGTAAATGCTTTGGGGTGTTCGGAGCGAGTACAATTTATTCAAACAATGGAGTAAATAACATTTATATTGATGGTGCTAATACTAGTACGAACTTAATTGAGTTTTGTAGTGTAGCTCTTGGCTCTTCATTTATGTTCAAAAATAACTCTGATGTTAAATACAAGAGCGGTAAAACCTTCCAAGCTTTTGGAGCAAGTCAGTATCCTATTAACTTAACAGGGCCGTTTAATCAGTTCACTAGTGTATCGGATGATTTCTTTGTTGGTGAAAATGGTATCGGGCATACCGGAGCAACCCTCGCAGAGGACTACAACTATGTAAGTCACGATGGAAGTGGAACAATTTTAACAACGGCAACAACAGGAACACCTCCCGTCTCTAATCGGCAAACATACTCTGATATTTCTTCGGAGAGTGGAACTTTGCATCAGCGATACCAAGGGGGTGGTTTCATCTCATCGTTATCCACACTTAATGCATCAAGAATTTGTGGGCAGTCTAATGTGAAGTCTGCCCCTACATCAAGAACAGGGACAGGAGGGACAAGCAACTCTTCTGCACCATACTCAGACCAATAATTATCATGAGCGAAACAAATCCTACACCTGATAGTCCATTACCAATTCCTACCATAGGAACAAGTCCTGATGTGGACTTACCACCTTGGCTCAAAGAATCGGATTAATGGGGCAAATTAAAACAGACCTTGTAAAAAAACTTCAAGGCTTTGCACCATTTGAACAGATTGTAAAGTTATACGAAAGCCCGGCTAAGTTTTTTCAAGAGTTAAATAACTACCTAGTAGGTGGGGTTGTTATCTCGACACCTTCTATTTTTATGATGCTGAAACCAATCGATCATAAGATAGAACCACGGGGTCAATGGTATACGGAGAACCCGGATTGTTGGTATGTCCGTTGGGCTTCGGGGCTAGGTGGATTAAAAGCGATGATGGATGCAGTCGAACCTTTGCCTTATGTAATGTTCACTCGTTTAACCGAGGAAGGGACCACGGAGCTTAGAAAATATAAATGGGATTCAATGTATAGGAGAGTTTAGTTATGGGAGGATTTGAAAGAACAAGAAGTCTACCGCAAGGCATGAGGCCAATGGGGCAAATGTACATGAACGAAGACGGTCAAATGTTTACGAGGACTAGTCGGTTTGATGGTATGGAGCCAAGTGCAATGAACTCACCAATGGCACCAATCGGCATGGTAGCTAGACAAGCTAAATTTGAGCCGGAGTTTATACCGGTAGGCGGTCCTCAAACTAAAGGAGAAGAAGAGTCAGGTTATGGAACGGCCAAGCGGTTGGACCATGCGGAACAGGAAGCAGAAATGCAAGCACCGGTGGAACAAGTACCAAGTTACGATCCGAAGAACCCAAAGAAAAATGCGGTCCCTAACAATAAAGATTTAAAAGACTCCGCCAAGAAACTTAATAAGGTAGCCCCTCCGGGTGAACGGTTAGCTTACATTAACCCCGCTGAAGAAGCTTTACTTAAATCAATCGGGGGGTCAGGTAAACCGTCAGCGGGAGGTGTACCTTCGTATAAGAAAGGGGATGTGGAGGCTCCACCGCCAAGGGATTACGGGAAAGAAACTAAGGATACATTAGAAGCACAAATAGCCCTAGCACCTGAGTTATATGCAAGTGAATCTAAGTATCGGCCACAATATGCCGAGCTTGAGCGTGGTATGCTTTTAGAAAACTTAGGTATCGATCCTAGCCTCGGCCTACTAGAAGCATATGAAGATTATATAGCACCTTCCCAAGTTCGCCAAAAGCGTAAATCGGTTGAGGGTGATATCGCAATGCTCAAGGATTTAGGTGGCGATCTGATCGAAGCTCAACGGGATGCTGATCCCGAAGCGGAAGCACTCCGTCAGTCGGTTCTCCAAGGTTCGCAAGACATGGTTCAACGGTCCGCTGATGAGATGGACGGTGACTTACTGCAAAGCCTTAAAGGAGAAATGGGCGGTGAGATCGAGTCGGGACTGCGGGACGAGTACATGGCGGGAGGTGGCCTAACTCAGAACGAAGCTCGGGACTTGGACCAACAGATGTTGAGTATGGCTAGTGCCCGAGGAATGGTTGGGCAGAATGCTACAGACTTTAATCGTATGAAAGCCAAGTTAGATGGTGACCGTGCGATCCGTCAGCAACGCTTGAATAATTACATGAGGGTGAAGCAACAGAACCTTGGTAATT